CCGCAGTAACCTAAAGCCCCCAGTTACCAAGCTGTATTTCATCCCTTACCGTGCGACGTGCGGGGAGGGTTGGGGCGCAAGGTGGGTGCAACTACTGTGCGACAGTTTATGCACACCCACCCCACATCAGGTACTTGGCTGGCCTGACTCCAGAGTACACAGGCTTAGAAATCTGGATCCTCTAGATACTTAAAGCCGATTGGCGGGGCAACGTGTTGCTCACGGGCATCCCCGGAGTGTTCAAAACTCACACCATAATCTACTCTTAGCATCTTAGAGAACGCCAGAGTTCTCACCCTGTGTCCTGTTTGTATCCCTGCAACAACATCGACAAGCTCAGCCAATTCCCCTTCGGAAACATGATATCTACGCAGAATGGATTTGTGCACGCGCTGCGCGCACACACCACTACCTCCCGAGGGGTGGACGGTGTCCTGTATCTGGTAGTCTTCCAGTTCTGAAAGGGGCAGACCATGCCTGTCGAAAGCCGGTGCGTTCTTATCACTGAACCTTGCCCTCAACACATCCAACACCACGTTGCTAGGTTCATGAACCAGTCCGTTAACAACGGCTGACACGGCCCTGTGCATACGTTGATGATCCTCAGCATTCTCCCACTCCTCCTGAGTCCAACCCAGACGCGCTGCATCTGGTTTTCCAGGCATCTGCCCCAAGTTACGCAAATACGCAGCTGGGCACATGACCGCCTGGTCGGTCTCAGGGCAATAGAAGTGCTTCAGGAACTCCATGCGTTCAGGGAAAAACTCACCAAACTCCGAACAGTCAGTCAGACTAAGTTCATAACCTATGGCCTGCGCGGCAGTCCTAATTATGCCCTCTACGTCCTCCGGACCGATGGGGATGAATGTTTGTCCATACGCAACCGAGTTTCTCCTAAAGCTTGACGCTACCGCCATTGCAATGGCAGCAGTTGCTAAGGAGTTGATGAAGGTTGTGTTGGGGGACCCACTGCCGAGAAAGACCTCACCCTTGCCAGCCGGGTACACGTCAAAGTACTCTTTCTCGTTCGCAGGATTTGGGACTCGTATGGGTTTCCGACATTGCTCAACCAAGACCAAACCTGTGGCCTCATCAATATCATGGTATGCAACCTGCATTGTGAACAGGGCACGACCATGAGACGAGTCGCACGATTTGACATCTGCATTGAACGTGAACGGGATCCCACACACATTGCCTGATATGATCTTATCATCCCCGTGGTTACACGCAGCTATAGTGTTAACCATTTTCCGCGCTTCACACATGAGGACGAAGTTATCTCGCAATAGCTCCTTGTCAGGCTTGAGGATGGTGTTTATGATGAGACTAATCCCACCAAACTCCATCATACGGACACCTGAAATAGAAGCTTTAGCAAGAGCTGGCACGTCTAAACCAGCGACACATCCATCATCAAAAGTTACGAAGGTTCTTCCGGCCTTGCCGTACTTCATCTTCTCAAACTTTAGCTTGGCGGTGCCGTGGCTGACAATCGTATCAGACTTCTGTGTGGTGTGGATTTGGATGCCATCGACATATCTTTTCCTCAATGCTTGTTTGATGTGGGGGAGTTCTGCCGCCATCTTGCGGTGAAACTCAACCCCTGAGTCCAGGGTCCTCCTGAACGCAAACTCAGCATATAAGAACGTCCGCATGTCAATGGAGGCCTTCTTCATAATTAGGCCTGCAACATGGACAACGGTCGCAGAATTGTCTAACAACCTCCTTATCGCACCACGGGAACAGTTTTGTGAGGTATACTTCTTCAACCCCACTGCAACGTCCTGGTGTATGGCCTCAAACGGGACGTGCTTCCTCATCCCACGAGCTTCAGTGTTCCGAAGGTCTTTCCCCACACCTGGCCACTCAATTGTGCGAGCTGCATAGCGGAACTGTGGGTTCAACGCCAAGCACGCCAGGTATAAAGATGTTTCCCCTCTCACCAATACATCGTGGTTCTCCCTGAGGCCACAGAGACGGCGAACGGCGACCATCATGTTGGCAGTGTCATTCTTCAGCACAGCTGGTTGTGTGCCATAAGTTTCCAACTTGAACCAGCAATGGATCTTCCAATTCCCACGGTCTCTCTCACCTAACGTCACATACACCGGCATAGACTTCTCCACCATCACCCCATTAATCATGCGCTGGTATCGCACAGGCACACCCAGACTTGTTAGTTGATCTTCAACTTCCTTCACGACTGGCGTCCCAGCCGAGTGTGTGCCTGGACCAAAGGCAAATACGGATCGAGGATCCATATCATAGGGTAGACTAGGAGCATCTTCCGGCCACTCCTGCCATGGCTCTCCAGCCGGGCCAAGGTAATCTCGGACCCACAAACGAGTAAATGTAGGGTTCTCGTCGAGCACGGTTA